TCGCCGAATCTGTTCACCGGCAGTGCATCGAACCGGTGCTGATATTCCTTGGTGATCTCCTCGATCCTGTCCTCATAGCGTTCCATCGCCATCTTGATCTTGGTTTCCTTCTTCATGTCTTCCTCCTTATCTGAGGAGAGCCGGATGACCGGCCCTCCGATCTGTCTTACTTTGCTTCTCTTTCTGCCCGCTCCAACTCTTTCAGTTCAAGCTCTTTTCTTACCTCGGTGCATGTTTTTTCCATCATCCGCTCAATGTCATCGACCTCGATGCTTTCGATTTCTTTGACATTCCTTGCATACTCTCTGACGAAATCGATGTATGCATAATACTCTGAGCATTTCTTACTGTTACCGCTCTTTTCCTTCTGGTACTCAGCTTCGAGCATGTCCATGACGTATGCCATACCGATGTCACCATTGTTTGCGACGAGTCCCTTCAGGTTGTTCATCGCGCTTTCCATTTGCCGCAATTTCCAATTGCTTGTGACGTAGCTCTTATAGAGCTCAGCCGCCTTGTTGGTCATTCTTTCATAAATCAGTACGCTTGTGTTCATATCTTTCTCCTTTGCTGTGGTGTTCTTGGTGTTATCGCCTCACCTTGGTGCCTTAGCTGTTTTTGACTACTGCGTAAGCTCTCCAGAACTCTCCGGATGTGAAGATCATTTCTCCGTCAATGACCAGTGAGTAGCAGTGCCATGATCTTTCTGTGTATCCGTTATTTTCCCAGATGCCGAAGCCTTTTCCTTTCGGAGTCTTTCCGGTGTATCTTGTTTCAAGAGTGATTCCGTCCTTCGCCCATTCTTTCTGTTCCTTCTCGAACTCTTCCTGCATCAGCCGTTCCATCTCTTTCGCGTCGGTGATCTTTTTGAGCTCTTCCTGATAAGCGATGACTGCCTCGGTGGCTTTTTCAAATCTCTTTTCAGCTCTTTCGATCTGCCCCTTGAGGTCTTCCACTTCGTTTTTGGCTCTGACAAGATCCCACCATGCTCCGTGGATTTTTATATCGGATTTGTTCAGGAGCTGTCCCCAGTCAGATTTCGGAACTGTTTCGAGCCATGCGCTCCGATCATCAGCTGTCCAGTTCGCTACACCGAATTTTTCAGCGGCGGCGAGTTTCTTCTGGTAAGTCTTCTCTGCTCTTTCGAGTCTGGTGCTGAGCTTGCTCAGCTCGTTTGCGTAACTTCTGTAAGTGATTTCTACTCGTTTCATGATGCCCTCCTCTGAGCCGCTTCTTATCGGAGAGCGGCGATCCGGATTGTGCTTATTTGTTGAGGAGCTCCTTCCAGAGCTTTTCCTCCTGCTCCCTTGTGTCTGGGATGTAGTAGTCGAAGTATGATCCTTTGCGGATCACCTTGGCCATCCACTTCCCATCAGGGAGAGCGATCTGGAAGATGAATGAAGCATCTTCCTTATAGAGCCATTTGCTGAGAACTGTTCTCAGCTCCTTGGCTGATGTGAATTTCACATCGTTGATGTAGTGACCTGTTGCCAGATCGTAGAGCTGTGTAGAGATGTTAGTGATAGTCATGAGAGACTCCTTTCTGCCGTTTGGCGGCTATGTAGGTCTATCGACCTCTCTCAACCTCTTCCCATCTCTTACATTGTCAATATACACCTATATTCTATTATTGTCAATATATACCGATAAAATAATTTCATTTTTTTGCACAAAAAAAGTCCCTCCCCGAAGGGAGGGAGCAACAAAGGAGAAATCACTTTGGGAGCGTTTAGCTGTGATGATCGATGATGCTGTTCTGGAGGTCGTCACGGACCTTCCGGAGCTCTGTGACTCCGTTTCCATCGATCATATGGTTCGTTATTGCATTCAGTGACCGGAGGATCAGCTTGTCAGTCTGTTTCCTCTCCTTCCGATCTTCTTCGAGATTCTTGATCCGTCTTTCATGATCATCGATCTGGTCGAATGGCTTCCGGATCGTGCGGATCAGTGCGATCACTGCCGCGATCCCGCCGACTAACCAAAAAAGCGTATTCAGGGAGATCTGCGCGTTCATCACTTTCCTCCCTTATTCGACTGATAGCCGAAATAGAAAGTCATGATCGCGATCAGGACTGTCATGAAATCGTTTGGGATCTCCTGTCCGGTGACCACCAGATAACACAGACAGAACATCACCATCACTGTGATGATGCTCTTCACATCGATCAATTTCGCGAGCTGTCCGCTGATCGTCTTTGTTTCGTTGTCCATTTCATTTTCCTCCTGCTGTGGTACCACCGGAATGACCGGCTCTGTTTCTGTTTCTGGCGCTTCGCTCTGTGGCTCCTGCGGTCCGCTGATCGGCAGGATGATCTGATTATCATTCACTGTCTGGACCGGCTCAGAAGCCTCCGCAGAGGCTGTGTCAGCCTTGGCATGATATGCGGCCCAACAGTTAACGATCGGCCGCTTCTCAGCAGTTCCGTATTTGACCTCATACCCACGCTGAAGGCATACGCTTCCGCCGCCGTCATTGAAGACCAGATCCTGCACTCCGCTGATATTCTCTTTCACCCAGTCGCGGATCTGATCCGGAGTCAGGTTCCCCTGAGTAATCATGTGAACAAATCGATCCGAGGTCCGGATCAGCACTGACTGAACACAGGACAGCGTCCTGCGGTCCGTTCTGCTCGGACTGACATATTCGCAGTCCTGTCCGTTGTGCATGAGGACCAGAGCCGGAGATCCGGCACACTGGCACTGCTCCGGTGTGTACCAGAAGTTTGAATCCAGACCGACTTCTGTCCTGCCGTCCTGCATCAGTGCATAGTAGATGAATTTTCCCTGTCTTGGGACTTCCCATTCTGTATGCCCGCACCGGACACCATAGGATTCTCCATAGGTCGCTTCATTAGTATGAGCATTGAAGAAACCGGCATTCAATTTGCCATCATAGATGTAATGCGGATTGTCTATCTCGCTGATCAGCTTCGGCTCTGGAGAGCTGAGAAGTGTCAGACTGTCTCCATCCGGATCTCCTGAGAGAATCACCGGCACTCCGTTGATTTCTGCTGTGATTTCTTCCCACGATCCAATCTTCATGCGGTCATCCTCCCATGTTTTCAATCGGAATCCTCCGAGTGCTTTGTTAAAGTCCAGATAGTCAACAGCACAAACATAATGCTGTCCTGACTGTGACTGTCCGACAGCTGTGCCGTTCCAGTACATCGCCACATGGCTCTTTGGTGTATAGCCATATGAAAAAGGCCAGATCACCATGTCTCCATTTCTGAACTGTCCTGCCGGTATCGGATCATAGTAAGAAAGGATCCCAGACTGATATCTGAGATCCCATATGTCCTGAACATATCCGGTCCGAGAGCAGTGAATCACCGAGAGCGGCACTCCGTTGCTGTGTGCCTGTTCCGCCATGTAGTCCCAACACTGGAAGCCATAGGCACCATCAATGTCATACGATCTTCCGATCGTCCTTCGGTAAAAATCTGTTGGAGTCCTGTCCATTGGCTGATCCTCCTTTCTTCAAAAAGAAAGCCAGACCTGTGTGATCTGGCTTATTAGTTAATCGAGCGGAGTTTCTGCTGCTGGTTCTTCCGCAGGAATCTCATGCTTGTAGCACTCGTGCATCACAGGGAATCCCTCGGAAGAAATGAGGATTGCGCTGTGTTCAGCCGTCTCGGAAACTGCCGCCGCCGCAAGGACTTCATGGTATTTGCTCTCTGCTTTCAGACGAGCCTTGTCTGCATCTTCGTCATATGCGAAGTGTACGATGTGACCGTATTCTCCGTTGTAGTGCTTCTGAATTTCGATAATGTAGAACTGTGTCATGGTGTTCTCCTCTCTGAACTGTTATACAATGAAATATGTTAACGTGATACTTAATGAACCTGTCGGTATATTTGCACCGCATCGAACGTTTCCATCACTTAGAACCTGCCACTGTTCTACCGCAACCGTTGACGCCGCTTTATACGCTACGAACATATTCTGACTACGTGATGGTCTAAATTCACTCGGAATAACAATTCTTCCGCTAGACCACGAAGAAATTGCGGTGGTCACATTAGCATTTAATGACAACATGCACAAATTCCCGACACGATTAAGCTGATTCAATGATGCTGTCATCCCAGATAAAGTAGTCGCTTCAGTATATCCTGTTGCTAAAGCAACACTTAACTGATCGCCGACATTCACCGCAGAAATCTTTCCTGTCAGAGTAGTTCCTGCCGTGATTGCCGTCGTGACTTTGTAAAGCTGACCGTTGTAAACGATGTACTCACCTACGCCGTGATTCGCTGTCGCAGGAGATGTCTCAATGGTGGCAATACTTCCTGCAAGTGTCTCGACTGTTCCGCTACCGAGTGCAACATCCGAAGCATCGAGAACCGCATCTGAATCTGTGATGAAGTAGACAGTGCCATTCATCTTTTCTGTGGTACTGAGCGCATCGTATTCAGCCTGTGTGAGACTGACGGATGTTCCACTGTAATTCTTTCCGTTTTTGAATAATGTTGGCATAGTTCACCTCAATAGTAATAACTGAACGGAATAAATACACCGTATGCAAAACCGCTGTCAGACGGAATCGTTCCGGTAACAGCCACATTTACATCGCCACCTGCCGTAATAGTTGAGCGCCCTGTATAACCACCGCCATTTGAACCTGCGGCGAATCCCCATACCTGTCTGCTTGGTCTATACGGAGCAGGAATATTTGCGATTGCAGATAGTGTACCTGTTACTGCGGATGTGTAATAAATCTGCCCCTGTACATGTCGATTCGCAGTGTCGGCAATGCACCATGAGTATGTGGTATTTATCTTAGACGAATCAGCATAGGTCATTGGCACTTCAACTTGTCTGCCCCCACCAACACCGTACTGCTTGCCTTCTTTCATTATTTTTCCCATAGGTCACCTCACAAATAAATGTACAAGCGTTTTATTGTAATAGTCTGCGCTGAGGATGACACTACACGGACTTGTGCATGATCCATTGGTGCAATCGTTGTCACGCTGTTGATCGACTGTGAAGCGGCTACAGATATAATCGGTGCTCCAAGAATATTTACTGCTCCAGATGGTGTGGTTGTTGCGATTGTTACAAAGCCCCCTGCCGTAGTGACATTGCCACTCCCTTGCACGACTGCAAACTTGACATAGTTTGACCCTTGCAATTTATCGAGCGCATCTGCCACGCTTCCGCTTCCGTAACTGATTCCGTCTGCACTGAATCTGTTCGCACTCGGTGCGCTCTCTCCGTCTATGATGAAATAAAGGCTTCCGTTCATCTTCTCCGACTGCGGTAATGCATCATACTGTGCCTGTGTCAGTTCGATACCTGTTGCATTCAAGTCTGCCCAGATTGCATCCCCTTCCGTTGCTGACTGCTTGATGATGGTCTGTCCTGCTGTGCCACCAGAAGGAAGTGTCTGGAGTTCTACGTTGCCTTCCGCATCTGGTCCTTCTCCGTTGACGGTCTTCACTCCTTCAGACAGTGCGGCGGCTTCCTCTGCTCTTCTGACGAGTTCTTCATATATCGGATATTCCGATTCACTGATCGCTGTCTCAGCATCGAGCGGAGACTTCTCAACCGCAAGAATGAAGTTCGCTGATCCGAGGACCTGTGATCCGTAACTGATTCTCAGTTCACACATCAGGTCTCCTGCGAAAAGCGTCATCTGATCCTTGAGGTCAAATGTCACCACGTTGTCCGTGAATTCGCAAGGATACTCGAATCCTGTTCCGTCCTTCTTCGTGCCTCTGATCGTCACTGTACAGAGCGAAGGCACGTTATATGCCACCGCTCCGTTGTACAGATTGAATGTCAGTGTTCTGCTTTCTGAATCGTACTGAGAACAGCGAATCAGAGTGATTGCACTGTTCGGAATCAGATTCAAGTCATACGTCTGTGTTATCATTCGCCGTTTCTCCTTTCGGCACGTTTCTCAGTGCATCGTCAATCTGGTGCATGAAATCGTTCAGAATCATCTGAAGAATCATCGGATGGAGATTCGATTCATTCAGTGCCTGTGCGATCCGTTCCTTCGTGCTCAGAATCATTTTGCTCAGTTCGTCATTCATATGATGTAACTCCTTTTATGCGCTTACTATTCCCAAAACTGTGTGGTATCCACCATCTCTGTCATAGAAATTCACCCATCCAACCGGAAATGCTCCTCTGCCGTTAATTTTCATGTAAAGATTACCGTCTCTGTTAAAGTGAAATTCCGACAGTGTTGACTGTCCGCCTGAAGCATAACAGTCAAGCTGAACCTCTCCACTGCTGATTCTGACTCTGCCCATGATGTCTCCATTTGTGTCATAATTCTGCAAAGAGACTTCCTGCCCGCTTGAGTTTGCGCTCATGTAAACTCTGTTTCTCATTACCCCGCTGAACCTGTTTTCGAGGATTGTTCTTGATACATTCGAGTTTGCCCTGAACATAATTCTGTTTGCATCTATTCCTGAGAAATCCTTGTTCACAAGCTCCATACCGAGAAAATCGCCATAACTTGTGTTGTTATATTTCCCTAATGAAATGTAGTTATATACAGTCGAATACGAATTGTTTGAATAGTTATATATTCTAAAGTTCCCGACATTGTTGAATCTTGCCGCACCTGTTCCTTGGAACAGCACTCCTTCAGAATCTCCGCTTGCAGTAACAGTCTTAGAACTATCAGTTCCAAAAATAATGGTAGAACCTCTGACAGTAGTACCTGTGACTGATCCACCTGTAATTGAAGAACCGTTGATGTCGATTGCGTTGATCGTTCCGCTTGCGATATAGTCTGCCACAAATCTGCCGTCAATCGTCCATGCGGTCTGAAACGGTCCGTTATAACTATTCCCAAATCCGATGCCGTTCTTGTTGATTCTGATCACCTGTGTTGCAGTCGCTTTGTCGGCTGTGTTCATGATGAGAATCTCTTCCGGTTCTCCTGCCGCATTTTTGCTTATGACGACATATCCGCCGAGACCGCCTGTGATGAGATTCGTTGCGTTCTCGATTGCCGCGTCCATGAACGAGGCGGACACCTTGTTGCGGAGCTGATCGGAAAGCAGATTGACGCTTCCTCCGATTCCGTTCACAGTCTTCGCCAGTGAGCTCTTCGCATCTCCGATCTCGATGGATGTGTACCGCTCCGCCAGAACATCAAACTCTGTCTTGATCACCTTTGCTTTGGCATCGACTCCGAGCTTCGGAAATTCGATCGTCACAGTGTCGCACAGGTTGACCTCTTCCAGAGCCACAATGTCCTTGTATTCCTGCGTATCTGCAAGGTTAACAAAAGACACCTCCAGATTCACCTTCGGTGTCGCCAGATCGTTGTTCTGGATGTACTGCTGTGCCTTCTGATTGATCTGTGCCTTTGTCGGTGTGGTGTTCGCATCGAATTCCTCTGTCAGATCCAGATTCAGGATCTTCGGCTCTGCTGTCTGGATGATCGTCTGGAGATCGCCGAGAATCGCATCCTGTCCGGACATCCGAACATAAGGCATGACGGCTGTGTACATGCTCTCGATGTTCTCATCCTGCCGCAGATCCGTCAGGTTCTTTCCGTATGCGATCCGGACACCATTGTCAGATCCTCGGTGCGCGAGCAGTCTGACTGTCAGATTTTCCCATTCGTATTCACCACCGAATACATCCAACATGGATCCCTGTTGTCCGCCGAACAATGCTCTGGCCGACTGCGGGATCTCGTTTTTGAATGTGCTCGTTGTGTTTGTGAGGTTTGTGCGGAATGTAAATGCAGAACCGCCGGTCATGTGTGACTTGATGCCGGACAGTGCCAGAGCCGCACCTGTGGCCGTGAATGGTGTGACTGATGTCTTGGCCAGATCGTATGTCACATGGTTCAGATAGACTGTCACAATGCCCTTCATCGGCTTGCTGATCTTTCTGATCCGGAACATCTGTTCTGTGCCTCTCGGCTTTGTGATCAGTGCGACCACACCATTCAGGACAATGTCAGAAAAGTGCGGATCGTCCACAGACACATCCATTTCCGCTATGTATGCACCATTTCGTTCTTCCGTGACTTTGCACGAAGTGACATCCATCAGAACACCGAGGCCCTGTGACGCGTCTGAAACGAGCTGTGACAGCGTCTTGCTTGTGTCTAACAGTCTTGGCTTCATCTCATAACCTCCACCATCTCGGAATAATCTGGATCGTCATTCCGGCACCGACTCGGACATAGTTCTTTCCTGCCGGAAGTACCGGATACTGCTTGCCAGTGATGACCAGATTCTTGTTCCGGTTCGTTGCTCCCTCATATGCGTTCTCACTCTCACAATCGATCACCGTCCCTCCGTTGTTCGCGTTCAGTGTCATTGTTGTGCTGTTGATGCCGATCTGACCGGTCCCCTGTGTGACGATGATCATCGGCTTCGCCGGTTGCATTGTGGGATTGTACAGTTCCACAGATCCGTCTGCCTCTGTGATCGTGATCGGCTTCTCGCCTTCGATCAGCCACCTCTGCGGCAGTCTGGAGAACTGAATGCTGAACTGTCCGGACAGATTAAAATACACCTCCGGATCAAAAGGACCGACATATTTCGCCATGCGGTACTCGTCCGGATGGTATGTGTCAGTCAGTCTGTGATATGCAGAGTCCTGAAGCATGAAATCTCTGAAGTTCTCGATGTTTCTCTGGAAGTCGTCCACGATGAAACAATCATATGACTCCAAGACATTTTTATATCTTCCATTGTCCAGAGTCAGCTCGCCATTCCTTCCTGCGACTTCGATCACTTCCGTGTCTCGCTCTGCTCCTTTGTAAGTGCCTCCGCCGGAGACCCTCACTCCGAAATCGAGTGAGGATCTTCCATTGAAAACGAGATATTCATAGATCGGAATCGGTCTCATGCGAACACCTCCTGATCTCTTCTGATTGCATCGTTGATCCGTTCAGCGACAAGATCCGCCAGTTCAACCTCGTCCATTCCTTCGGAAGGATTTACTGTGACATTGATTGTCGTTCCTGCACCTCCGGCCTTCTGGACCGCTGATGTGATTGTGCTCATGAGATAGTTCTCACCGATGACAATCTCATTGCCGGAACCATCGCCGAATCCCTTCAGTCCGGCACCTGTGCCGAGAACTGTCGGAGAGCTGAACATCATCGCCTGATTGTATGCCTTTTTGTACCAAGACACAGAAATGTGCGGCAGACTCAGACCCCATCCGAGAGATGACCATGACACACTGAAGTGCGGCATCCTGATCCTCGGAAGACTCCAAGAGAAATTAAATAGATTTTTGATGCCATTGACGGCATTCGCCACTGTTGCTCTGGCTGAATTCATCACACTGCTGATCTTAGTCCCGATCGAAGTGAACACACTGTTGATTTTGGCACCGAGTGACTGAGCGGTCGCCTTTATCGTGTCCCAATTCTTATAGAGCAGGACACCAACCGTGATAGCTCCGGTGATTGCCGCCACTGTAATTCCGAGCGGGCTTGTCAATGCACCGATCGCCGTCCCCATTAGTTGTGACATGCTTGTGATTTTGCTGAATGCTCCAATCAGTTTGCCGCCAATCGTCACTGCGGAACCGATCCCTGTCGTCAGTCTTCCGACTATTGAGATCACAGGACCTGCCGCCGCTACCATTGCCGCCATGCGGACGATGTTTTCTTTTTCTGTGTCAGAAAGTCCTGATACCCATGTCGACAGATCAGAGACAACACTGGACAGTCCTTCGATTGTCGGCTGAAGGAGTTGGAGCATCGTGCCGCCGAGTTCTGTTCCTGCATTCTTCAGCTGATTCATTGACTTCTCAACACTGAAGGATGATGTCTCAAGTTTCTGATATGCCGCCTCAGTCGCTCCGGCAGATTCTCCCATCTGCATGACGACCTCATTTACCTGTGTCGCATTGTCCCAGAGTACAGTCGCCGCTTTTCCCGCTTCGGCTGATCCGAACATATTCGAGAGAGCCACACCGGAAGCCGCCGCCTGTTCATCCAGAATGGACAGAACATCAGTCAGCGACCAACCGGAATTCATCGCTTCCTGCATGGACAGTCCACCCTGTTTAATACTTGCGGTTCCTGCCCTGAACGCTTTGTCTGCTGTGGATCCTGCTTTTCCAAGCTCGTTCAGCATGGAGGACAGGTATGTGGTGGTCTGTGCCGTGTTGATGCCGTTCGCCGTCAGAACTGCATACATTGCCGCCAGATTCTCGATGGACACACCTTGTGCTTTCGCTGTCGGGATTGCGCGGCCCATCTGAGACGCAAGCTCCGCGACTGTCGTCTTACCTAGATTCTGAGTCGTGATCAGGACATCGCTCACGCGAGAGACCTCAGAAGCCTCCAGACCGTAAGCGTTCAGTGCTGTGGTGAGGATGTCTGTCGCACTGGCAGTGTCTGCGAATCCGGCTCTTGCGAGCTTTGTAGCGTTCTCCACAAAGTTCACAGCATCTGCTGTGTCCTGTCCTGCACTGATCGCATTGTAGACCGCATCAGCGACATCTGTGGCCGCAATTCCGGTCTCATTGGACAAGTCTGTGATGGCCTTCGACATGCGCTCCATCGGTACCGCAGATGTGTCTGCGATGGTGCTGACTTTCGCCAGTGCGTTCTCATAATCTGATGCCATCTTCACCGCGGCAGTGCCGACACCGACAATCGGTGCCGTGACTGTCTTTGTCAGCGTATCGCCGACCTTAGTGATTGCCTGTCCGCCTTTGGTGATCTGATCACCGGCTTCCTGCATCTGCTTTGCCAGTGCTTCCGGACCGGTCATCGACTGGAGCTGATTCTCCATCGCAATCAGTTCGGTCTGTGCCTCAGTCAGTGCCTGTTTCCATTTCAGCGTTTCTGTGGCACTGTCGCCGTATTTCTGAGCAGATTGTTCCATCATGGAGGATAGCTGTTTGACTCTTTCCTTCTGGTTGTCGATCTGCTCGTTCAGGATCTTCACCTGTGCGGCATTCTTTTTCTGTGCATCGGTCGAACTGGAGAACTCGACTGATGTCTTCTTCATTTCTGCGGTCAGCAGTTTCTGCTGTGCAATGATGTTATTGATCGCGTTCCGGTATTCCTTTTCTCCGTCTATACCGATCCGAGGTCCAATGTTTACAGCCATATGCCGCCTCCCTTTATTCCAGAGCTATTGCCTCATCGAAAGTGAATTTCTTTTTTTCCTTCGCCGGCAGTAACTCGCCTTTTTCAATCTGATAGCACGTTATGAGGTCCCTCATCTCGCCGTAACGAGTATAAAGGACCTCCTTCCGTGACATGTTTAATTTACGCCCGTAAAAGTAAAGCCATGCGAAAGTCAGACGGACGCTTCTGCCTTTTCGCCTTCCACGTTTTTTCCGGAAGATTTCGGAGTCTCACCGATGACAGTGACCTTGCTTCCGGAGCTGATTGCCTGAGAAATCTCGGACTCCATCTGCCGGATCTCAGCGATCGACAGGAACCGGCAGTCATCTGCTGTCAGATACACTGCCTTATATTCCGGATCCTCAAACTCCATGCGGTCCTCATAGCCTTTGTTCAGGATACATGCGATCTGAATATCGACCTCGATATTCTTCCGTCCTGTGTCCTCTCCGAAGAGCTCTCCAAGGCTCGACAGGTCCCCATTAGGACAAATTGCCGCGAGTTCCTCATGACTCTGCACATTCAACTCGAAAAATCTCTCTCTGCCTCTGATAATCATCCTTAATCTTCTCCTTTGTTTTTTTGTTTTTACTGAATATTCAGCTTTGTCTTCAGAGCCGTTTCTGCTTCAGACTCTGTGGTGTAGTCAGCACCGATCCACTTCCAATCGTGATTGGAATTGTCGGAGCGGTAAACCTTGGCTGTCAGTGCCTGTGTCTGCCAGTCGATTTCCTCCTCCTGTGTAGCGGCATTTGTGTTGATGAGGTTGAACTTGGATTTGATCACTACAATCGGCACCCAAGACTCAACACCGCCGGACATGTATCTGACAAGGAATCCGACACCAACAAACGGAGTCAGAGCACTGTCACCGTAAGCGGTCCATCCATCCGTTCCTGCCGCCGGCAGTCCCATGATGAAGCGTTCAGCTTCTACCAGAAGACCGTCAACAGTCAGATTCAGTGTTCCGGACACGAATTTTGTTGCACCGGACTCAGAGAGCTGATTGTCAGCATAGAAGTCATTTCCATCCGGTGTATCCGGAGAAAGATCGACATCCACACCTCTGGCAAGTCTCATGCCACCGCTGAAAGTGATTTCTCCACCTGTCGCGGAATACCTCGCCACATAAGGCAGTGAAAAGCCAGTAGCGACTTTTCCGACTGCTCCTGCTGTGTAAGCCATTTAGTTGTCTCCTTTCAAATTAAAAACCGAGCTTTTTGATCTCGGCTTCGATTTCGACCTTGATCCGTTCTTCTGCTGTCCGCTTAGTCTTGGAGACTGCCGGAGCTATGAACGGATGTTTTTTTCGGAAAGAGTTTCCGGATTCGACAGACCTCGCGATCATCGCATTCGGCTGTCTCTTGTTCGTCCACTTCGCACTCACCGATCTGGTGGACACCTGTGAGTTATATCCGGAGAAACCGACCTTGACACTGACGAATCCGTTCTTTTCTTCCAGATGTGTAATGCCGAGGCCCTCAGCGAGTCCGACCCTCTGAGCAGATGTGATACCATCGATCGGATTCGATGGTGTTCCTCTTCTGCCGTCAGAGATCACAGGAATCGTCTGGATGTTCTTCCGGATCTGATCCGTGACAAGTCCTGCCGCCGGATAGATTGCCCGCCCGATCATCTCAGGAGTCTTCTGTCCAAGCTGTTCGAGCATTCGCACATACTGATCCGCGGCTCCGGTCATTTCCCACTTCGCCATGTCACATCACCCAGAAGTCCCATTCATGATGAATGAGACCGGTCTCGTCCTCATACTGAACAGAGGACAACTGCCAACCGATCCGACTGACAGCATCGAGAACTGCCTGAATATCATCAGCAGTCTGGTCATATTCAGTTCTGGTGTAGTAGTCGATTGTTCCATGGATCTGTTGCTCAGCCAGATGGTTTCCGGCCTTGAAGGAGCCGCTTTCGCTGTCCTCCTGCCAGATGATCCACCCTTCCAGATTCGGCGGCCTCCGATAGTGTGAGACCTTCTGTGACACGGCTGTGAGTGCATCACGCACGATTTTAAGTTTCATCGATAGTGAAATCATAGTTCTCCTCCAGTCGTGACAGAGTGAGGTCAAACACCTTCAGACCGTCATCGTCCGTCATTGGCTGAACCAGATCGATCCGGAACTGATCGCCGTTCTCGTTCTCCTGTTCATCGTAATATCTGAGAATCGCATACTGACCGATGTGCGGTCTCTGCCTCTCATTTGCGATGCGGATCACCATATCCACTCTCTCGTCAACTCCCTTGGCGAGATATGAGCGTGTCAGAGATATGGTCCTCTCTGCGTAGTATTGCGTGAACAGACCGCTGAGTCTGTACACAGGCATGTCTCCGGCTTCTGCTGTGTTGATCAGATCGCAGATCGTGACCACACCGTCATCCATGAGCTGTGCCATGTGTCAATCCTCCGTTTTTGCCTTTTCCGAAAAAATGCGATTGTTCAGACGGTATCTCAGCATGCGCGGCATGCCGTTTGTCTGTTCAGCTCTTCGCCGGTACAGATATGCGGCATACATTGCTACTGTCTGGACATCGTCAAGTGATGTGAGATCGAGTGTGACTCCCTCGCGAGTGATCTCAGTTTTTGCGACTGCGATCAGTGTGGTGAGGAATGAGGTTTCCTGTGCTGTTGTGGTCCATTTCTGAAGGTCCTGCTTTACAAGATCCAGAATGAACTGGTCATCATAAGTGACGATTGTTTCAGACATTCTTCTTCCTCACTTTCTTCGGCTTGCTCTCCGCTTTCTCCGCAGGAGTGTCTTCCACCTTTTCAATCAGCGGAGTCTGCATCCGGTTCTTAGTTCCGGACAGATATGCAAGCCGCTCAGGAGTGACAGATACACCATCACGCGGGAATATTGCACCCGCGTGATAGTATCTGTTCTTATCCTCTCGATCTCGAAAAGCGTGTATCACCCGATACACAATCAGTTAGCTGTGTCCTGCGGGAAAGTCACAGCAGAAGCGGAAGCAGTTGCTGTGCCGAGCGTGACAATGCCGAAGGATTCAGCAATGACAGGAGCTCCGTCATAGCGAGCTGTGCCTTTGAACACCGTCTGATCCTGAAGGAATCTGACATGTTCAGAAGAGGCAAATCTGCGAGCCGCACGTTCAGCGAGCAGATACAGATCGAAGTAACCGAAGACGATAACATCATCAGGCATGAAGTTCAGGACGATTGTATCGCCACCGGCAACCGGCATAACTCCGTTGATTGCGGATACAACAGCACCGGAAGCATTGACATCCAGAGTTTCAGCCACGATCTTCTTGTAGGTCTTGTCATTCATGACCCAAGTCATTGCACCGCGAGCATAGTCGTTTGCGGCAACTGCGGAAGCATTGACCAGAGCCTTGATCAGAGCAACACCTGTTGCTGATCCTGCGCTGATTACATGTGATTCATGCAGATCGGCCCATGCGCGAGCTGTTGCAGGATAGTCTGCCGGCTGTGTAGTCTG